GCAAAAGTTCATTCTTTGTTTTAATCATCCAATCAAGCCATTCAGATTCAGGTTTAATTGCAGCACTATTGAAAAATTCTATTGTCCATGTCGGCGTTTCACTTATATCGCTTGCATCAACAAAAAGAGCCATCCAGTGCTTACCACTTCCCGCATAAACATCGCTATTAATAATACATCCGCCGCGCCGAATACCATGTGATGCTTTAATTGTTAATATTTTATTTGATGCCGGATTGTTTGCCATACCAATTGGTTGCGTGATTTTACCATGATAAAGATCAGCCCAACTTATTGTTGCAAGCGTATCTGGTGAATTTCGCACGCGTCCATTTCGCATTGAATGTTTGCGCCAGTCAAGCATATTAAAATTATACGCGTAAAAATCTTCAAACTGATACATCCACGCAAATAATTGTTGATCGATGATAATATCATTAAATAATGTAATATCAACCGGGCCTGTTTTTTTAAATGCAATTTCTGCTTCAATATCAGCATCAACATCGCTTATTACTCCTTTTGATTGCGCTGCTTTTAGCAAACATTTATCACCAGTACAACCTGTTTGCTCAAGAAGTTTTTCAACAGGAGCATCTCGCGGCATACCCATTTGTTCTGCAAGATCTTGCGTTATATTTGCACGCAAACACGTTGTACCATTGGCGGCTCTACCGAGCGAACAACTACAAACTTTTTTCGGTAAAAGTTTGCCGATAACATGATCACGCGGTATTGTATGATGTGTATTATGATAATCTAAAATATCAACACCCTCGTATTTTATATTGAACGCGGCAACAACACTTCCGCCAACATATATTCCCGCCATTATATATATGAATAAAATGGATATTATTGATCAATTGCGAAATATAGAAGATTTCGCGAAACTTGAAGGCGTTCATTCAACATCTGATATCGCGATTAATTCGCAATCAGCACAGCGAGTCGGTGGAGAAGTTGCCGTCGCGCAGCGCACAGATGGCGCTGCATCACATTTGCTCCTTGCAGTTATCGAAGCAGCGCAAACCAACACGCCAACAGTCCCAACTTTTCAACTATCGGGCGATCTTGTGACAAATATAAATGCGAAAATTGCACAAATTCGCAAACGTATTATGCACGCTAATGCGCATGTTCGCAAACTTTTAACTTATCTCGCAAAAAATAAGAAACTCGTATTTGTTCGCGCAAATTTGCGCGAACCTCAACAGCATCAAGATTATTGTGAAATCGCACAAGAATTAGTCGCGCAATTGCAAAATCTTATTGAGATAATACCGTTATCTACAAGCGCGATACACCGTATTTGCGTGCCAAAATTAAATTCAATTTGCGTACAACATGAAAAATCGCAAATGCTTCCACCAAATGCATCACGATTGCAAATAATTGTTAATAATGCAATACACACGCATCAAGAGGAACATAAAATCGCGCAACTTTTAGATGAGTTTAAAAAAATGGATATAATTTTGGATGTTATTGAAACGCAGTGTTTATCTATGCGTATTGATACACATTAAGTTAGAATAGGTTTTGTACGAATTAATAACTGCGCGACAATTGCTGGGTGCGTGCCAATTTGCGGAATTGCTCCTGGCGCGTTATCGGCAACAACCGATGTTTCGCCACAGCGAATATCTAATCCTATTTGAACTACGGTCGGATCAACTTTATTTGTGAAGAATGTTATACCGCCGGGTATATTAACTGCCATTAAGGGGCGAATACGTTCCAAACTTATTGTGGAAATGAACAAATCATCATCCGCGATAGAACTACTCAGTCTAATTTTTGTATCATTTTTGTATATGGTCGTTGATAATACACGCTGTGACGAACCAAATGATATTTCTAAATTCGCCGATCCTTTTTTCTGAATTATAATATTTTCTGATATTTTCTTAAATTCGCTAATCTTGCGTCGTAGATGGTGCGAATCAATTGTGAATTTTAGCGGAAACTTTTCCAAGTTCGGCAACTCAAACGGAATATCTGTTGCGCGTGGAATTATTGTTACTTCAAATCTATCTTCGTGATCATACTCATTACTATTTAGAACAATAATAAGACACGATGGATCATCATTTTTGAGTAGCATCGTCATTTTGTAGTGACTTTTATCAATGTTAGACGCGACGAGTTCAAGATTATCACGCTTAATTGCAATGCGAATTGGTCGCGCAATAATATCAGTCGCGGGTGATCCAATAGTTGCGGATACATCGCGATTAATTTCGCGCGACGCATTGATAATAAAATCAGTCGTTGATTCTGAAACATCATCATCATCGTCATCATCATAGTTAATGCGATTATTTACCAGTGCTTGCGGGGCATTATCATCGGCTTGTATAGCATTTGCCGAATTCTGTGAAAAATAATAAAGATTCATATCATTAGAATTAAACATGATTCTAATTACGACTGTATTTGGGCGATCGCGACCGATTAATTGCATTTGTTTTGCCGTAAAATCAAAAATGACTTCATCACAGTCATATTCTTTAAAAATTGACATAATGCATTTAAATATCATTGGTTGATTATAGATAAATTCAATACAATCGCCAGTGTCATTCGGTTCTGAAACAATTCCACGCATACCAACTGGACAAACATCTGCGCGTTTTTTTGGACGTCCTGGTTTTTTTCTTGATGATGCCATTCCCGATCATTCTATTTATTAGTATTATTTTTACAAATTGAAGACTACGTAAAAAATTAATAGAAAATATTTTTTATTTTTATTATTATTGTTAGCGGGTTCCAAAGAATTTTGCGCGAGCTGTCATCAATTGTATATTAGCGGTTATAGTAAAAACAAATATGTCTTCGGCAGTTGCTTCATTTATAATAATATCAAAAATTCGCTCACGCTCTGCGAAATTATTATCTTGTATTGTTCCTTTTAGTTCTTCTGAATGCTCGTCAATTTTATTATTGATGACAATTGCAACTTTGAATAGTTGTGGTGCAAAGAAAGCGAATGATGGAAGTAATGTTTCGCTTTTTTGTTCTGTTTTATACGCGAGAATGAGCATCGCGAATATGTCGTCAATTTTATTTGGGCTTAATATTTTATCAGTATGCGCGTATTGATGCATTAACGTTATAAAATTTCCGCGAATTATATTAGATATCATTTGTCCGCGTTCGCCGTCATCTGATGCATTAATAATAGATTGCGCAAATTCAGATTGACCGTTTGCAAATATTTGTTCTTCAATGCGGCGATTATATTCATCCGCGCGAGTTGATTGTCCCTCGAGCAGAAACAAACAAGCGGAATTATCAGTGAAATAATTCTGCGTTTCTATTTCTCCCTCATGATATTGTATTACGGTTTTCATTATTCTAAACATATTACCAACAAGCGATTCAATTACGAGTGTTCGCGCATAATTATTAAAATACTTAAAATAATGAGGCACTGTTGCGTGCGATGGATTAAGTTTTTTAATTGTATTGTATCGCGTTAGTACTTTATCACAAAGACCGCAAAATTTAGGAATTATTAAATCATTTTTACGCAAATAATGTTCATTAAACAATCCGCGACTATCAAATTCTAAAGCAACTTGGGAAACCATTGATACGAAAACAACATTTGCTTGAATTGCTTTTGCGAGGTTTATAAAGTTTGATTGTAAATTAACTTTCATATCATATTGTTCATCAAATATTGCAAATAACGCGGTTCTACTCATTGATTGTGTTGCCGGTATAAGATGCCCAGTTGTTAAAACCTGTTCATAAATTGGCAATGTTGTATTAATGGGAATGCGCGTAGTATGTAAAAGTTTATCGATAGTAATTTCAATAAGTAGTTTATGCAATTCGATTGCCTCATCTTGCGATAAAGTAATTGCGTTGAACGTTATTATTTGCGCAATAATTGTGTTAAATATGGGATATTTGATATTTTTGTCATCAATAGTGCTAATAATATTTCGCACATATGCAATAATTTGCGCATTGTCAATATGATTTTTTATTAAAAAGTCATTCGCTTGATCGTTCAGCGCATCAAGTAATTTATCACCATTCTCGCGAATATGATATTGCGTTAATATCATTAAACTTTTTGATGTACTACTAATTCCTATTGCTTCAGCGAATGCACTCACATCAACCGATGAAACATATTTCATAATAGATTGCACCAACTCAACCGTTTTATCCATTCTTAATAAAATATCAAATGGATTCGTAATTACTTTTGCCCAAATTGTGTTAATTTCTTTAATGTATTCATGCGCATGTTTGTATTCACTAATATTTAAACCATACATACGCTTTTCAATATATATTAAAAAATTCTTTGTATCATTCACAAATTGCTGTTTTAGAAAATCAATATCCATCTGTTTAAAGATAGTTATATTAACATATACACAAAAGATGGAAGCGCATATACCGATCGAACCGCGGTGTGTTTCTGTACAAGCTTCGCAAAATGATCATACGATTTCATCACACGAAAACATTGCAACCGTGCCGAAACAAACCATAACAATGGGAATTCCGCGTAATCCTATTAATACAATTTTCTCGTGGAGTAATGATTATTTATTCATTGGGATTATCATTATGCTGATTACTGTTATACTTGTACTTATTGTTTATATCGTTAAACTTCGTGCTTCATCAACACAACAAACTTCTGCCGACGCGCAAAATGTACCGCCGAGCGTACAACGAACAAGCGCCGATGCTGATACATTAAATGCATTGGCGAATAATCCATTTGTTCCTTTATCAAGGCGCGAACCGATTCAACACGCGCCGCAAAACTCACCATTGCAACAGCAACAACATCGACCTCTGATTGAGGAAGTACCTCAAGAACGCGAAGTGTCAGAAACAAAGCCCGAAACGCCTGCTGCGGTTGCGAGTGAAACATTACAACAACCGCAGCAGAGTGATGCAATTGCGCCTGAAGCGCCTGTATTGATTGAACCAACTATCACAAATTTATCGGATGTTCCGATTGTTCAGGGGCCGGAAGAATCGCAGTCACCCGCATCATCGCAATCGGCGCAACCTACGCAACTTTCAAGACGTCGCCGCGCAACCAAACAATAAAGATTATTTGAACGCTTACATCAAAATAATATTTTTTTTCGCATTATACACCAATTAAGAACATGTATTGGCACAATGTTAGCAATAAAATATTGCACAATAACGAATTACTTAACACTATATTAAAGGACAACAACACATATAATATATACTCTATCTGAAACAATGCCGAAGAAAGCAACGCACTCAACACCAGCCGCGCCAACTGCGCGCGATATTGCAAGTATTACTGATACAGTTACGTATGCCCCTATTGAACAATGGAAACTTTATAAAGATCTAAAATTTGAGGCTTTTACTAAACAAAAAGAAGCATTTGCGAATTCACCCAAAAAAGAAAATACTAATGAACCCAAGTTGAGCGATTTCGGCATTGAAGATGCGCGTGTGCGCCGCCATCTTGATAAGTATGGACTGAATAATGCAATTACTAAAGTCGTAAATGAACTGAAGGAAAAATACAAACCTGCCGAAGGGAGCACAAGCGTTGTACCGCGCTCACAAGAAGATGAAGACAAACGAAATGCGGTTCTCACCGCAAGAGTTCGCATTGGTAATATGGTTCCTGAATGCATTCGCATGTTTAGCGAAGAAATCGCTAATGATATTATTCATATCGCGATTGAGTCTGCCCTATGCTCGGAACGCAAGATTGTGCACGAATCATACATTTTTGATAGTAATTGCAATTACATTCAGTTGTCGCGTTTTAGGAATTTGTACGAAAATCTTCCCGCTTTTACAGAAATGCGCACTAAATACACAATCGCAAATCATAAACACCAAATCGCAGTTGCTGCTAAAACATATCTCAGCGAATTTTCACGCTACATTACGACAAACGGACAACAAAAATTCCAAGCAAATCGCGATTATCTGTCGGACATTATTGATGAAAAGATCGATGATGATGAACGCGCGGATGATGCAGTAATTGAAAAAGATACCCGTTTCACCTTTTACGTCAAGAAGATGCTAAAGGTTATTCGCGAATCCGATTCACGATGCGGTAAGCTTCGTTTCAGTAAGCATCTTATCCCATTTATTAATGATATTATTATCGAATTTATTTCACTCGTTGCCGTTCGCGCGCTCGTTCAAATCAATATTGCGCAAGCCGAAACTGTTTCTGAATCAGTTGTTCGCACGGTTATTGTCGGTATGCTTGCAACTCCAGCAGCATTATCTGAGCGCGTTATCACTTCAATCGCCATGCAATCGGTTGAGGACAAAGTAACGGAGAAAACGGGTGTAGATGGTGCAACAGTTACAGTAATTAAGCAGGTTGAAAAACTCGTTGCGTCAATTGCAACGCCGTCATTCATTACATATATTGATACGGTGATTCCGCGCGCCTCGAAAGTCAAACATCAACATAATAACGAACCAAAAGAAGAAAATAAACCACTGAAAAAGGAAAAAGAAGTGTTAGCTCCGGTAAAAGAAACACCAACTCCGGTAAAGGAAGCACCAAAGGCTGCCAAAGCTAAGCCAAAGGAACCAACACTTGCGCCAAAAAATAAAAAATAAATCGCGTAATTACGATGTAATATTATTTTTTTGCAGTTTGGTATTGGCGATTAACTTCAAATACGAACACATCGACAAATCTATCAATTTCTTCCACCGTTGTAAATGCACACATTGACACGCGAATCGCGCCGTCCATAACAACATCCGGAATATTCATAGCGCGCAAAACATGCGAATGATTATTACTTTTTGTGTTGCATGCACTACCAACACTCACAATAATACGTTTTGCTTCTAATTTATCTTTAATAAGTTTATTACACGCGGATGGTCCAATATGTTTTACCGCTGAAATCATTAACGTTCCTGGTAAATATTTTTTTGGATCAAGTAAATTAGCATGTTCGCCGATTGCAACCATTTGCAATTCTAATTTAACTTGCGAACCCATATACATATCAAATGCACTAAGAGGAGCGCGTTTAAATAATTGTTCTAAAAGATGCTTTTTAAGTGATAATTCGTGTTTTTCTGTTGATTCGCGCGATTCAAATACCATCTTTGATGCAGCAAATGATGCTGCGATACCAATAGTATTCTCAGTGCCACCGCGCATTCCATCATTTTGCGTTCCATAAAGTCGCGGTGGAAAATGTTCAAGTTGTGATTGTCGTATAATCGCAGCGCCGACACCCGGCGGACCGTGAAGTTTATGAAATGACATACTCGCGCCGTCAATTCCCCACGCAAAAAGGTTTATTGGAATTTTGCCAAATGATTGCACCATATCTGAAAAGAAAAATATATTCGCGTTTATTTGGCGAACTTGTTGCGCGATAGTTGCAATATCGTTAATTGCTCCTATTTCATTATTCGCGTGCATACAAATAACAAGTTTTGTAGTTGAGCGTATTGCCGCGGCCATATCTTGCGGGCGAATATGACCGCCAATTGTCGGTTGTACGTATGTTATACTCATGTCTGGAATCGCAAGTACTAAATCTTGTAACATTAACATAATTGATTTATGCTCGATCGCGCTTACCGCAACGTGAAATGGACCACTAGCACTGCGGCGAATTCGTTCAATAACACCTCCAACAATCATACAATTTGCTTCAGTTGCGCCAGATGTAAAATATATTGCGTATTTACGCACAGGACACCCAATTGATCGCGCGATAAATGAGCGGAATTCGCTCATCATTTGTTGGCATTTAATCGCTGATTCATAAGACGCGGATGGATTTCCTTTATTTACCCATTTATTCATTTCAGCAATTATGTTTGTAGGCATAATAGTTGTTGCGTTATTATCCAAATACGCGATATGTGATGTCATATTTTTAACAACTTATATTGTTAAAAAAATATTTGTTGACAAAAGCATCATTTATGGTGAAAACGCGCACCACGAATCAACGGTTTGCAATCATCGCAGAATTTTCCAATATATTCGAGCATGTGTACAGTTAGCGAACAAGTGCGTCCAATTCTTTGCGCGCGACCGATAATCTGCCCAATATTTTCTGTTTGCCCAGCATTAATTATTATAATGTCTGTTGTCATTTGTAAATCAACACCTGCATAGAGTAGGCGCGTATTCAACATCATAATATCAACTATGTCATTTGCGTATTGCTTTATAATTTCTTCAAAATTATGTATAGTTCCTTGCAGTAATGCGAATTTAATATTTTTCTCTTGAAGAGCAATCGCGATTTCATCGAGCGTTTCATTAAACTGCGAGCAAATGAGATATTTGCGGTGACGCGGTGCAACGGACTGTGTTCCATTCATTACACCCACAATCTGATCCGATGCCATTTGGGTAATTTTTAAATAGGATGTATTCTTTATTTGCACATTGCTTACGAGATTGATAATGTACTCAACCTTTGTATGCATTTTATTTTCACTTTCATTTTTGCTCTTGCATTCGTTTTTAATTTCGCGAGCATTCGCACTTGTATTTGCGCCATTTGTATCATCATCCGCTATGTATTTTAACTCACAATCTGCATCCGCATCAGCATCAGCATCAGCATCAGCATTTGTTATATGTTTGCGAACATCATCAACAAGTGTTATCGGATTCACAGTTGAATCAATAAACACAACATCTTTTGATAAATCTATGCGAGTTCTACACTGAATGCAAATACCGCGAACACAATTATTACACGCTTGTGTAAAATTGGAAGCCCTTACACAGCATTGCGAACATACAACATACCCACAACAGCGCATAATAACAACGCGCAAATCTTTTAAATCTTCATAACATACGCTACACATTTGCGCATTTAAATTCTCTTGAATTCGCTCAAAACTTCTATCCATACGCGCAATATACGCGTTCAATTCCCTAATAGTCGCTTCAATATCATTATCAGGTAATCCAATTTGCTCGGCGATGTCAAAATGTTGCAATGTTTGAGAAGTTAGGCACGCAACATCGATAAGTTTCTCGGGAATGTCCAATTCTTGCGGTGATAATACGCGTATTTTATCACTGTCATCATCGCAAATAATATGTCGCTTATCATACGGGATTTCGGCAATTATATGCAAAATTCGCAAACGCGCCCGGGTAATATCATAATCTTGACGTTGAACCCCTAAAACTTTTGCAAACATTGCATATGGTGTTACGGTTGAAACATGTAGCATTGTTGCCGCTGACACCATCGCATCACCATTCATCATGCGTAATAATTCCGCGCAATCTACTGCGGCAATATTACTTATGAGATTACTTGCATTATTAATATCTGCATTGATAATATGACAACGTAACCACTGCATTGCATAAATTCCATGTTGTTGTGCTATTACTACTGGATCGTGACCACACGTATCCCAAATAATTCTTAAATCCATACCAACCGCACGTGGCACAAATACATGATTAACGCGTGGCAAATTTGTTATTAATTCGCGCGTACTTATTGGAATTTGTATGCGACGTATATCAGTTGAATGGTTATTGCGAATATAGCCAAAATTGGTTGCACCTGTTACAAATATTGAACTCATCGCGCGCAAGCACGAGCACTCATGGATGAAATCAATATCATCATAGATTACGCGACTCCAAACCGTTGATGCTGTCGCGCGATTTATCATTTTGCATAAATCCGTAGGATCAGCGCCATCATGCACTTTACCATATTTAATTAAAACAACATCATAATTATGAATCGTTCCATCTTTCATTATCATCCGTATTAAAGTATCAACAGCAAGTTTATTTTTTGCTTTATAAATATGAAAAGATGTAAATTGCGATAATTTTTCAACCCATTGAGCGTAAACACTTCTTGAAACAACAATGGCTGTCGGTCTGATCAATTGATTGGGATGTGTTAGTTTAAATGAACAATAATGTTGTGGTAACTGTTTGTATAATCTTATTTCTTTGTCGTTTATAGGCGGAATCGGATCTTTTTTAATTAAACCCATAATAATAAATGTTTTTCCCGAACCAAACGGTTCGGTTAGTACCGCGTGTCCGGCTATTTCGCCAATATAATATCGCGTAATTATTTCTGCTTCGCGTGCGCAAATATTATTAACGCTTTCAATTTGATAATCATAAAGTGATAGACCGTGTCTAAATTTTGCCCATTCGGGAATATCTGTGTTTTGCTGCGGTTCGGCCATGCTATATATCATTTTCCATGAATTCAATTTACGGACGCAAAAAAATGAATATGCATTATCTTGATACTATCACCTTATTTCGGTGAATATGTTAAGAAGTCACACTATAAAAGCGCAATTTCCCGTGGAAAAAACAAGTGTTTCTGATTGCGCGTGTAAAGTCAAAGATATTCGCACGCGTAACGTGACTGTTATAACAACAATTGAACGCAACCCATACGAGGATTTCATATTTAAAAAATCGCAAGTCAAACAATTTGCAGGTTGTGGTCATATTTGCGTACCAACATGGCGTCAAATTGACGGCATAACATATGCCGACGAATGTCGCGTTTGCGCGAGTATGTACAAAGAATCGCAATTAGAATCATCAATACGACGTGGCAAAATGAAAATTCTTGTTCCAATCGGGTCAATTAGTTATAGTTCAAAAACGATTAATATGTATTATTGCGCCCATGCGAATATTCATGCCGATGATTGCGCGTGTATTAGTGTTTCTTGCGCACCAGCCAGTTGTTCAATCAGGCGTAAAAAGTCTCATCAATTGCCGCGCACAAAATCATGTTCGCAAGTGTTTTTCGCGTGCGAAAATGATTTATTTGAATGTACTGGCAAGTGTCGAGGTGGGCTATTGCAATGTTGGAATGCTCATTTATCGGATGATTATCCAATTTACAAGTGTATTACTGCAGTTTTACTAACTTATGGATTGCGGTTTGATAACGCACTACCCATTTATGAAACAACTGTTCCCATTGCTTACAATGCGCAATACAAGATCGCAATTGTATGCTATAAAAATGATCAATCTCGCGCCGAAGTTGAAAATATTTTGCATGCACTTGGAACGCTTTATGTTCGCGCGATTTTCTCAATAAGTTATCGCGAAGTTAATGAATTATTACCAATGTCTTTGTTTGGGCACAGACGCGAATATTCTATAGCGTGTAATATTATGGAATCGTTTGTTGCGCTTGCGCAACAAATAATGAGTAATGTAAAAGATCGCGAATCCGTTGCACAATTAACGCCGGAAAGTTATGTGCATATAATTAAAAAAATTCAAAGTGGGCGATTAATTGATTGTAAAGACGTTGAAACGCCTGCATTTCGCGCATTAACTATTGATGATTACAAAGAAAGTTCTGAACTCATAAGGCCAGAACCATGTGAATATGAAACTATTCCAAATGTTCGTATGCGGCGCGCATGCAGTTCGCGCCTTTGATATTTATTTTTGTGTCAGCGATTGTGCGATTTTATCCACATAATTATTGCCGTGCCAATAATATTGTTCTATTTTATCACGTGGTGTGGGTACATGCGATTTTACACGATGCCATTCAATTTGACGTAATGAAGCTACACGCTCCTTGTACTCGTACGCGGTTTTAATAATATCAATATTGGCTTTAATTTCTTTTGGTGGTTTTTTGCACCAATTTGCGTACCATTCGCGAATACAACCGCATGCGTAGGCGCTATCATATACAACAAGAACAGGCCATTGTAATCCATCCGATGTTGCGCTTCGCGCTGCACATTCATCACTACATAAGAATGCAAACGCCTCGCGAAATGCCATTAATTCTGCGCGATTATTTGTTGGACGAACGATTGTTCCGGTTATATCATAATATGGTTCAACCATGCCGCAAAGACTATAAAGAGTATTCGCGCAAATAATAACTGCTGCGTAAGATGCGCAACAATCCGCTTGCCCATTGCAACTTGCGGCACCATCAACAAAAACAACAATTTTATTGACAAATGGCGAAAATAATACATGCTCGCGAGTTATTTCTTCAGTTGTAAGATTTTTAAATAATTCGTGCGATGGTGTTGGCGCCAGCGCTGGCGCATTCGCGACTACGTTTGTTGGAGGTTGTGAATTTGGATTCCAATCAATGGGCGTGCGTCCGTTGGCACATAACATATTGTTTGCAACGGCAAATACTGTGCATTTCATAAAATGCTGTGGATTTGATTCATCGCGATTTGCAACACATAATGGTGATGGATGCGACCATTTGAGATAACTACAATTCTTGGAAATAATTGGAATTAACTCTTGCGCTGATTTTCCGAGTAAAATGTAAATAATATTACCATATTCACGCCCAATACTTATGAGTAAATCGCGCGTAAAGGTCTTCCAATGAGTGAGATGTGAGCCAGATGTGGAAAGAATAGTTGTAAGCGCGGCATTGACAAGTAAAATTCCTTGTTGCGCCCATCGGGTTAAATTTCCAGATATTGTTGAATCTCTCTCATCCATCAATTTATGCGCGACAAGACACTTATAAATATTACGCAAGCTTGGTGGTATACGCACCCCGTTTGGCACACTGAATGCATGACCTTCTGCTTCTTTCAATCCGGTTATTTTATCAATGCCGGAATATGGATCTTGCCCAATAAGTATAATTTTAATATTGTTGAGCGGACAATCCATAAATGCAAATATTCGCTCAGGTGGAGGACATATTTGCGATTGCAATAATTGCCCCTTCCCACGCGCATCTTTTTCCAAATTATGTAAAATCGCGATCGCGCGATTATATAAATCATCGTGTGATTCCATAAAAGCGCGCCAGTCATGCGGAATTGTATTTATAGCAACATCACAGATATGTGCATTTTCTACCATTTTTACGAACCTTAATATATAATTCGCAGTCGCATTCATTTTTATTAACTATTAATGCATCAATTTTTGGCGATAACAATTGTGCTCGTTGTATGTATCGCATTCATTGTTTCATATAATGGCGAATACTTTGCCAATATTAATGATAAAACAACAGTTTTGACAAATTGGTTTTCATCACACGGGCAATCAGCGCGTTATGTTGATTTTATTCATGATAATCCAGATAGCAATATTGTTGAATACGCGCGCTTACGTAATATGTTGACTGATGGTACAATAAATAATCATGCAATGGTTGCTAAAGCACTACGCGTCTAATTTATGCATGTATCAATATAGAAAAAATGATAATTCTTATAGTATGTTCTATACTTATCGTATTACTTATCGTATTAATTCGCAAGCAACATTTAAATCCACATAATATCAAAAAAGAGCGACTTGCTGTTAATTCATCACTTGATAACGCGGATATGCGTGCGATTTTCATCAGCGAAAAAACAAAACCGCAAATAATAAAAACGCTCGATGCGGATGACTTATTTACTGTTGCACTTATATATGTTCATAATTTGGATGACATACTGGATAAAATGGAACGCACAAAAGGTCCCATAGAAAAACGCAAACAAATAGTTGCGTATAATACTACAAAAAAGCTCGCGCATGAAGCAATACAACGCGCCATAGTGCAGCGCACTCGCGAAAATAATACCATTGCTCGCGCAGTTGCACCAACGCAACCACCAATACAACCGATATTTCATGATGATATTATTGAGATGCATGCAAATGAAATGGGCGTTCATCACGCGCGCATACAACGACATCAACAACAACAACAACAACATCAACAACAACAACCAATTATTGTCACGCAACCGCCGGCAAAATGGGCACCGGATCCAGAAAATGTTCATGATTCCGCAATTGGGGGCGATGTCAATGCAAAACTTGAACGCATGAAAAGCGAAGATTTACACATAATGTGGCCAAATACAGTAATTGGTAATGTAATAATACTCGCGCAAGAGCGCCAACTCGCGGATGATAAACGTCAAAAAATATTAATAACATTAGAAGTTGCATCAGTGAATTCGCATTGTTCGCGATATAATATTGATGAATTGGAAGCACTTCGCCTTGTAGTAGAACGAGCATATCACACCGCAAATGAAGAAGATAAACATAATATTGAAGATGCAATACTTAATGCGCTATGCGAGTGCGTTGATGCAAGTGGAAAATCAACTGTTTGTCTGGTTGGGCGAATTTCTCGTTATGTTGGAGCTCTTGATATTGTTGATAAGGGAATGCCAGAAACACTTCATTCGGTGGATGCATACCGCAATGAAATTTTATTCACGCTGGGCAAAATGCAGCGAGAAGCGGGAGATGTTGATGTAACGCAAGCTCAAATTGATGATTTAATTGATTCGTATCGCGATAAGATTCCACAACATGTTCTCGAGAAAATAAGAGCGGAATGTAAAATATAAATCGCGTAACTTTATTTTTTTATTATTGTGCTGGCAAATAGCATAAAAAAATAAATGTCATTAACGCTTGCTATTAACACGCGACAAGTTATTGTAAAATATTGGCATCGTGCAAACAACTCTGCATTGTGTTTTCTTCCATCGTCTATCCCATAGTTTTTGCAATTCAATGTTGTCGAATATGATGGATATGCACATAAAGGGACAATTTGTTTGCGGATCTATGTCGGTACGACAGTTGCATCCGTGTATCCACCATTCTTGACGGCTATTTCTCAAAATTACTGCGGGATATGTTATACCAGTTTGCGGGTCTTTGTCATCGCAATGACGCTCGCCATTGTAGTACCATTCGCGCGAATCTGGACCGAATACTGCAGGAAGTGTGCGACCTGTTCGCGGACTTTTGTCAATGCAGTGTAGTTTTCCGTTTTCCATCCATTCGAGTTTGCCATTATGATGTTTGATTGCAGGAAGTGTGAGACCAGTTAGTGGATCCTTGTCGGTTCGATGATGTTCTCCATACCGCATCCATTCCTGTGAGCCATCCGGGCGAGTGATTGCGGGAATTGTTAGACCAGTTTGAGGATCTTTACAAACGCAGTGGTGGACACCATCTTGCCAATATTCGCGCAAACCTTTCGTGCCAATAATCGCAGGTTGCACGATCCGCGTTAGCGGATCTACATCACTGCAATGGTGTAATCCCCGATACCACCATTCTAGCGATCCATCTGAATGAATGACTGCGGGAAGTGTTTGCCAGTTGTTTGGACCTATATCAATACGATGACGTTCGCCATCCAACCGCCATTCTTGATAACCGCTCGGCCAACTTATAGCAGGAAGTGTGAGACCTGTTATTGGATCTTTGTCAGTGCGATGTGGTTTGCCGTTACGATCCCATTCTTGCATTCCATCCGAATATAGTAATGCAGGAAGTGTGAGACCTGTTATTGGATCTTTGTCAGTGCGATGTAGTTTGCCATCGCGGCGCCATTCTCGCGATCCATCTGGATATATTACTGCGGGAAGAGTTAAACCAGTTCGCGGATCTACGTCGGTGCGATGTTGTTTGCCATCGCGGAGCCATGCTAGCAATCTGCCCGGATGTATTAATGCGGGAAGAGTTAAACCAGTTCGCGGATCTATGTCTTCGCAATGTAGTTTGCCGTTTTGCCAACATTCTCGTATCCCGTGTGAACGAATTATCGCTGGAAGCGTACGACCAGTTTGCGGATCTTTGTCAGTACGATGATGTTTGCCGTTACACAACCATTCTTGTGAGCCGTCTGCGCGAGATACCGCAGGACGAGTTAGCCCAGTTTGCCGATTAATATCTGCACAATGCAGAACGCCATTTTTCCAGCATTCTCGCGATCCATCTGCGTAAATTACCGCTGGAAACGTTATTCCGGTTGATGGATCTTTTTCAGTGCGATGATGTTCGCCATTCACGAGCCATTCTATTGACTTGTCGGGGCAGACTATTGCAGGAAGTGTTAATCCAGTTCGCGGGTCTCTGTCATCGCGATGCGGCTTGCCGTTTCGCGACCATATGAATGTGTTTGTTTTAGTGTCTATCATCGCGGGTAATACTAATCCCGTTTGCGAATCTCTATCAATGCAATGAAGTTTGTTGCTTTTTATGTGGCTTATATGCCCTTTAAGTATCAGATCAGGAAGCCCTCCAGAACGGTAGGGAGAGAATTGAGTAAAATGACTTATTGCCAGAAATGACCACGCAATTTTAAAAAGAGCGTCACTTGAAACCTTTTGTTTGTTGATTGAAGCCTTTGGAAATAAACTTTTGATGATGCGAGTATATTCTGGTTTGCCGCGACTTTTGCGCGTCATCGGGTGCAGTCGTACAAATTCGCGCAAGGGCGCGAATTGTACAATGGTTTGCTCAAATAATAAAGCCATTGTGAATTTAAACAACAGTAAAATTCAATTTTCAATATTTCTTATTGTGAAATATCAATATAAAACGCAACGTTAAAAATGCAAAAAAATAAGAAACGCGCGTGTTAATGCATTTATTGAATTTTATACGCTGCATGCTCGCCAGATTTAATAATTTGAATATCATATTTCGCATTATAATAATCATACGCATTTTTGCGAATGCGAAATTGATGCGCTAAACACGTTCTATAATCAACAATATCAATAACATCGCGCGCAATACTTGTATCACTACCTCTGCGTAATATACGACCAATAATTTGCTTCATATTAGAATATCGCGGTGATGCAAGTATTATTGCCGACATACGTATAATTGAAATACCAGTTCCGCAATAACTAAAAGTTGCAATAATAATTCGCGCGCCTTTTTCTGCAATTGCCAATGCGCGAGTTTCATCCGAAGTTCCACCATAGAATAATACGATTTCATCTTGCGGAATTTTACTACTATCGCGCAACACATCGCGCAATTTTTCAGCATGTCCACGCTCTTCAACAAATATAAAGGTGTTATGTCCGCGGGTATAAAGTTCGCACGCGCAATGTGTAACTAATTCGTTCCTTTCTTCATCGGCTGCGAATTGTTCGTACATATAATGCGTGAAAATTTCGCCAGTTGTTTCATGGCGTAAATTCTGCGCAAAATCCACGCGAGCTTTAAAACGTATTGCATGAATGCGCAAAGTAAAAGGATTTTCGCCGTATGAAAATCCGCGGATCTGTTCCGCGTCAATCAATGGTGGCAAATGATGCGCAACTGCAAAATCAAAACCATCGCGTCTATCACCAATTGTAGCCGACATACCAAACATAAAGTTTGTTTGAGTAATCCAAAATATTTCGGATCTCTTTTGCGAACAATATGTATGAACCTCATCTAATACAACGAAAGAAAATGCATTACTAATGCGTGATGTGCCGCATTTTTTTGAAGCGATAAGAACTGTATTAATAACCGCAATACATACATCACATGCATCACATGCATCATTATTCCCATTGATAATTCGCGCGAGTTCTTCTGATGCATCAACATAATGTACAATTGAACCACTCGGTAAAATCGCACATAAATCATCAACAGTTTGTTTTGCTAATTCGCGAGTTGGAACAACGTAGAGCGTGCGCACTCCAAGTGAATGAATTAGACCACCCGCAATAAATGTTTTTCCATATCCTGCTCGCAAATTTAAACTCGCAGTTCCAGCAACCATTGTCATATTTCGTAATATTTCACTAACAATTATTTTTTGGTCATCATACAAGAAAGAAGCCAATTCATCACCCGCATGTAATACGAGCGAATGATGTAAAGCGGGTAGTGTATTTCGCAACATCATTCCTGAATTTGTCAAAAGTTTAGCAATCGCATCGCGTGGAAGTATTAGTATAGTTGTTTTATTACGTTGTGTAGTTATTTTATAAAGAGTAAAACGTTTAGGCATTCCTTTTTTGCTATAATAAACGTATTTTAATTGATCCAAATATGATGATATAAATTTCCCATTTGCATATCTTGTAATCACACCATGTGTTGTTAATAAAACACGTGTATCTGGAATGCCGTTATTGGCCATATTACCATTATCTATATATTAATATTTATTACTATCATTTTTGCGCAAACGCGCAAAAAAATATACTATCACGATTATAGTGGAGTAGTATGTGAATCTTTTTTCACAGGTGTTCGCTTTGTTCGCGTACGTGGTATGCGTTTTGTTTTAGACAGAGATGGAGGCGGAAGTGTCGGTGCAGTGGGCGGTTCTTCTATTTGCACCTCTGGTGCAAATTCTGGTTGCATACTATTTTCTTGTGTTATAAGTTGTTCACTTTTGCGTTGCATTGCATACGCGCGCTGCTGTACTTCTTGTGATGTAGCAATTCGCATTGAATAAACTTGGCGATTAATAATTTCGCCATTAATTAGCGATTTGATATTAAAAATTAACCATACTTCTGTTATTTTAACATTTCCATCATCATCAATAATTGGTTCGCAATAATATGATATATCTTTCGCGTTACACCCGTGAGATTGAGCAATGACATCCAAAAATGCAGTAACATCTTGCTTGCTTGCGATTTGCGGAACATCGCTTAAGTGTAATTGTTCTACATCACATGCGCTATCACCGATATTCAATAATTCTTCTTCTGATCGATCAATGTATTTGCTCCATAATTCATCCCCCATGAAGTATATAATATTCGTCACAATCTATATATAAACACTTATCATTCAATCGGCGACTTATCATGGTTTTAATAATTGGATATCATGAACGCAAAGGAACTTTTACAAATTACGCATCTGCGTGCGCGCACGCACATTCCATTGTCGCAAAATATACACTTCCCGAAACTATACCATGTGTTGCAATGTTCGTGTCTGGACCGCGTAATTCTCGTTTAAATTTTGCGGGCAACCAACTCGATGCAATCAAAAATTATGTTGAAAATAATGATAAAGATGTGCGATTTTTACTTCATGCGTCATATGTTGATTTGCCATGGAGTTCAGATGAAAATATATTCGCGCGAACATGTGATATATTGCGCGTATGTGATGTAATTGGCGCGGATGTTGTTATGCACGCGGGTAAAGCATTTTTCGATTATAGCAAAAGCGATTACGTATTTGCACAACTTGCACAAATATGGAAAAAAGAACAATTTGCCAACGCGCGATTATTTATTGAAACAATGCCAAGTATTCCACAATTCGCGGAACCACATGCGATTAATATGGTATTTGATATTGCTCGTCATCACGATTTGTTAAATCATGTTGGTTTATGTATTGACACTGCACATATTTGGGCAGCGGGTGCCGATATTTCCACAAATACCACAAGTGAAAAATGGCTCGGTGAATTAGATAATGATATTCGATTCGCTCTCCATTTGAACGATAGTAAAGAACCAATAGAAACACATCGCGATATTCATACAACTCTTGGTAATGGCGAAATTTGGGCACGCGAAGATGCATATATGACATTCGTTAATTGGGCATGCGAACATTCCGCACCAATTATTTTAGAGCGTAACGATAATCCAGAAAAAGAAGCAATCGCGGATCTAAAATTAATCACGCGCAAAAAAAATGCATAAATTGAATTATCAAGTAAGAATAATATAGTGTGAATTATATGGCTACAACCAAATTGCCAAAACAATGCGAGATCGCGCGTAAGCACATATACGATAGATTTCATACTGCCGTTAATAAACTTCAACAAAAAAATGCGCAATTACTCGAGGAATATAACAAAAAATACGCAAATGCCGCGGCGCGATATAAATATGAAAATGATACAGCATACGATACAATTATTCGTTATATAGCGGCTCATTTGGAATATGGATGCCGTCTTTATAGTATGAAACAGTGTTTGGAATCATCAATTGTGCCAAACTGCGCATGCGATAACGCATTGTTTATCCAACATTATTCTGATAGTATGTATAAGATTATTGACTTGATTGGTGATGAAAACGGTGAGTTAATTTACCGAATTTTGCACGATGATTTTAAACTTGAGCAAGTCGCTGATATGGATGCATCGCAACTGTGTCCAAGTATTATGCGTGCTGAAAGGGAACAAGTTGAATTGCGACGCGCGCAAAAAATAACTCAAAAGGTATCGCATTCTTATACTTGTCGCAAATGTGGCGGACATTCGACGATAACTCATGAAAAGCAAACGCGCTGCTCTGATGAAGCTCCAACAATTTTCATTCAATGTACTGATTGTTCGCAAAAATGGTCTGTTAATGGATAAATTAATGATGAAAATCGATTGGACCAGATTCCATTGTTATCTCTTCAATTGCACGCTCTAAATATCGCGATTTTTTTGCTTTTGTGAGAAATGATACAACAAGACGCGTCATTCGCAAGCGTTTTCGCTCGCACAGTCTTGGATGCTCGCGTGCACATTGATGAAGCGGCAACATTGACACATAATAGTTATTACCAATTAAGAATACGAAATCAAATGAATTTGGATAAACTATAGTAATCCGCACTAAACACACAGCTATTTGCGCAAGCATAAAATGCGTCAATATTGATCCACCTTGTATTTTATTATTATATAGTTCAGGTTGCATGCAATATGGATCATCAATATACTCAATCGGATGTGATATAATTTCGCGATGTTTGAATGGTAAAACATTATTAATATCAATAATTATGATCAGAGTTCGATCATCATTATAATCAAGCAAATTATAATCTAATAATCGCGATCCATTATAAGAAATAATGTTCGATGGCGTAAAACGAACATCAATTCCGCATATTTTAATGATCACGGGCTCTTTTAATTTATCAAGTTCGGCACTCAAAGAGTGTTCGGGTTTTAATATTATTACCGCCATATGTATATAACGTAATACTGATATTCAATTTGCGCACGAATGAGTAAGCAAGTTGATTATGACGCAGAAGTTAAAAAACTTTTAAAATGCGATGGAATCGCGTATTTAACGCAAAAAATAGTTTCATCATCCGCATTTACATCTTATGGAAATTCGGCAAATTATATTTGCGCTGTCGGGCCGTATAAGTTTTTCATAAAACTCGCACCGCATACTGTATCTGAATCTACAATGTGGAAATATCCAAAAATAGCAACAGACGCTTCTGCCGAAATTGAAACAAATGTCATGCGAGCGATTAAAACGCGTATTATTGATGCAAATATAACGCCTCATTTTGTTGAATTATTGGCAGTTGTTCGATGCGATAATATCGAGAAATACATAACTGATAAAAAAGCATGCACACAACAACATTTGCGAAAAATTCAGCCAACATCTTATCCGCAAAGCGTGTTGTGTTCATTTGTTGAACTTGTCAAAAATAATCGCGTGTTAAATAAATTTTCGCTTGTTTTTAGCGAGTGCTGCGAAATTGATTTATTTAATTTTATTCTACAACACTTACCCGTATTGGAATCGGAACGCGATATGATGATTATATCAATAATATTTCAAGTGTATTACACGTTGGCAGCAGTACAACATATTTGGGCGGGTTTTTATCACGGTGATTTATTTGTGCGCAATATTATGTTAAAAATGGGAAATGATGATCTAACAACATTACATAGTCTGCATTATTTGCGATATGTTTATCGCGGACATGTATGGAATGTTCCGTATTATGGTTTTTATGTAAAAATTATTGATTTTGGTCACGCAGAGATAAGAGAAGAAGGAATTATTAACACATTCGTTAAACGTCCCAGCGATATAAAAGTTGCCGATCATATTACATTTATTATCAATATTGAAACTATTTTTAATTCTTATTTTCAAAAACCGTCGCAAACATTAAATAACATACTAAATGCCCTCAATCTTCTTAGACTGTCCACAGATGTTTCAAATAGTATATTACATGATCACGCTAGTACATTTAGATCACCGAGTTCCGCGTTATTACTTCACGTTTTCAATATGTTTGAAACTTCCGTCGATGATAATCTTGTATTACATGAATATATAACACCTGATTAATGAGATAATGATTGTTCTTATAGGCATAATAATCGCATTTATTATTTATGTATTAACCGGAAAAAAGTATGAACAACATGTAGAATTATCAGATATGGTTAATATTAAGCATGATGTTAGTACATCGCCGTATCATTATCAAATACAACCCCAAATACACGAGCCAATTGCGGAACAGCCGCAACCGCAACCACAACCACAACCACAGCCGCAACCACAGCCGCAACCACAAATTAAAGAAACTAAACAAATATCCAAAAGAAAAAACGTTAGATTTACACCCACAATTAACGTACGCTCATTCAATGTAAATGATGGCGAAATTGTTGAACAATATGTAAGACAAATATAGGATAGGCTTACGTTTTCATAATGTCGGCAATATATCAATCACTTGATGAAGCACTTACATTATTATCCAAAATTTCCCAAACAAAAGGAGAACAATTTCGCACCATCGCATATGAACGAGCGCGTGTTTTTCCTGATGATGCGGGAGATCATATTCGCACAAAAATAAAAGAATATCGCAAAACTGGACATATTAAAGAGCTTGATGAACTTTTACAAAATCGCAATATTATCGCGGCAATGGATTTTAATACAATTCTTGGTTTTGGACCAGTAATTATTAATTCATTAATAGCGCAGGGAATAACATCTCGCGAACAAATTATTAGTACGACACAACGCGGAAAATTAAAATTATCGCGTGTTCAACGTCTGGGTTTAACATATTATGAAGACTTGCATAAGAAAATTCCACGTTCAAATGTTCGGCGAGCGTCTGAAAATATATTTGTTGCTATTAATATCGCCATTGCGCAAGTTATTAAGCAATTACATCGCGATATAAGTTTATATATCGATATCGCGGGATCATACAGACGCGGAATGCCTGAATCAAATGATATTGATATTCTCGTATCGGTTACGAAAAAATTACCAGATGACGTTGCGCAATATATGAAAGATCATTTTTTATATATGATACACTCTGTTATGAAAAATCGCGATGATTTTATAGATTTTATTGTTATCGGAAAACAAAAATATTCATTCCTGTTTTTCTTTGAATGGGTTATGCACATTGATATTATATACGCGCCGTATGAATCATACTATCCCGCTTTGTTGTATTTTACAGGATCGCAACGTTTTAACATTTGGATGCGTGAATTTTGCAAAAAAAATGGATTTACACTCAATCAAAATAGATTAGAAAAAAATGGAGTTGCTATTGAAGTAAATTGTGAGGAAGATATTTTTAAAGCAATTGGTACGAATTATGTTGCACCAACATTGCGAGTTTGACGACTTTATCGCAAGTGCGAATCTCCCCCGCCTGATTTTTCAAGCTGCTGAACAACAATTTCACGGCCTCCATTAAACCACCATATAATTGCACCACCAAGTAAAGCGACAACTATTACGATAATTATCGTTGTAATCATTCCCATAGAAAGCCCGCCTGACGCCGATTGCGATGTTTCTTTTTTCGCAGTTGTTGAACTTTCGGTAGAAACATCCATAATTGTTTTCGCCATTGCCTTGGAAATTTGACTTGCAAGGAGTTCAACTTGCACGTATTGACTTATATCTGAAATATTAACATCGCGATCTGCAGAGACCGGTAATTCAATAGTTTGCGATCCGATAATATTTTGCACATCTTCAATAAACTGTTCATGCGTATAACTATTCATAATTCTATTCACTGCGGAATTCGCAACATTTGATTTACTTGCATTGCTTGATAAACTCGCACCAAGAATAAGTTGATGATCTACCGTTTGATTATCTTTTGCAGCCGCATCAAGCGATGTTGTCATTATTGATTTAAGTGTTGTTTCATCAACATTATCAATAAATTTCTTAATATCAATATTTACAACCATTTTTTGCTTAACGTTCGAAATATTCGCATCACGACCCGCTTTGACAATAATTTTAATAAGTTGTGTCGCATTCACATTACTTACTGATCGTTGAGATATTTTTACTAACTGCTGATTAATATTTTCACTTAATGTCTCATTAATGATGTTGAATGTTGATTCATTTTTTGATGCACCAATGCCCATTTTTACCACGCGTATATATAGCACTAATAAAAATGTCGCAGACACAAAAGGTGACAGATGAAGCAATAGTTGAATGCAAAAAAATGACAGCGCGATTGTCAGAAATTATATCTTCTCGCGAATTACAACAACGTCAATTTGATGAAAGAATGTCGGAATATCAACGAAAAAAAGGTATCCACAACATGGCGCAGATAGAATACAATAGGCATTGTTCGGACGGTTGTCAATTTGGTGGTGTACAGACTAAAGGTTGTCATCCAATGTGCACAAATTGGATTTATCTTAATCCGGAACCAATTCAACCTCCCGCACCAGTATATCCCGATTTAGGTGCATTTGCATGCACGATTTGCTCGCAAAATGTAGATGTAAGTGCTCTTGCGTCTCATGATGTTAATATCGCGCGCAAAGCACTTGAACAACAAATGTCATGCGTTACTAATCTAAATGCAAAAGCTGAAATAAATAAAAATACACAACCCGCATCAACACCGACATCCAAACCTACATCAAAGCCGACAACATCAAAGCCGACAACATCAAAAAATACGGGTGGCTTAACATCTACGCAATGGATAATAATCGGTATTGTTATGTTTGTTATTATCATGGCTATTGGTGGAATTATTATTTGGTTATTCATTTTTCCGCCGACATCTGGCGGATTTGCTGATGATTTTGGAGTCGATATTGATAATGAGGACTGGTGATAAAATATAACATACTATCTTTTTTGAATTACGCAAGATAAGTATATAATAACACGCCATGGAAATTGCGTTTTTACGCGCGCGTCTTGACACATCGTATAGATGCGAATTCTTGCGAATATTGGCAAGTAAGATGCGTGGGCGCGATAATGTGGATATGCGACAATTTATCATTAACATGTTTGTTGGATATGTATGTATTCCGCAGTCATTTATTGAACTTGAAGCGGCGTGTGATAATGGATCAGATGGTGAAGTTTGTCAGCGCGTGCAAGAATTATTCGGACAAAAGTGGTTTCCGATTGTTGAAACTTGGAATTCGTTCAAATACTTTACTATAAATCAACAAATTCCACCCCAACAACAAGCTTTCGCGGATATTTATCAAGAAGCTGAAACTGGGAATTATGCATTGGCATTCGCGCGCGCGAGTTGTGCAAATGTCAAAATACTTTGCAAAAAAATCGCACAACTACGCCAATTTCGCAAATCGTTGCGCCAGTGGTTCCCAAAAAGTGATAGAATTCTTCAAGCGCGCGTAAATATGTTTCTTATTACTTGCGCAATACAATTGCTTGATCCACGCCCCGATACTATTGAGCCTGATTATTGCTATAATTCGCTAAATGCTGACATGGCGCGAATTGTTAATGATGATGAAATAAAAATAAAACTACTGTCTGCGATTATTTGCAATGTTCAAATAAAAATTATCACATCAATAACATTTGGCAGACAACTTGTTAATTCTGCGCGTAATATTTTAAATGATATTTCTTTTGATTCTGAACTTGAATTGACAAACGCATTTGCGTCTAATTACGCGGTTATTAGTAAGCCGTTAAGCATGCATGATGTGTTGCAAATGGAGAATATGACAAGGATTGCAACATTACGCGTTGGAACAAATATTTGTTTCAATAAGATTGACAAAAAATATTTTGTTGTTCATGGACCATTAAGTATAGACGATGCGCGAAAATATGTTAATATTTGTAATATCGCGCGATTTTTACTCGTTCCACGAAGTAATGACTCAATATGTATCGCGCGTAATATGGGTGATGAAACGTTATTTATTGCGATGCATCTGCCATATATGATAAATCTCGCAATTATGGATGAACCTAACCTACTTGAAGCAATTGATTTAATGACAGATCCACACATAATATTAACAAGAATAAATACACTGCGTTGTACATTACAAATGGGAAACGTATTTGTTGGCGCTAAGCGGGCATATGTGCTTAATTGCTTGTGGCATTTTATTATGAACATTTCAGTTTGCGGAAGCGTATCAACTGATATAATGGTATCTCGCGAAGGAAGAATTTTTAGTTTTAATGAATATCCGCATCACGCAAATGCAGAATATATACATGGAGCACGCATTGCTCATAGTGATGTTATGGATGAATTTATGAGTGATATTATATTCTATTCAACAATCACGCACAAATGGTCACAAAAATTATGCGAACTCGCAAAAATTGAAGCAACTGCAGTAAATTCGCAAAAATGGCAAACGCGCGCGAACGACACTGGTATAACGGCGCAATATTTGTTCCAATGCGCTGATCGCGCAACATTTTGCCCGCAAATATGGGCAGCCTTTGTTCGCTCTAAATAAATAATATGTACATGCAATTTTATTTTTTATGATATCCATACGCGATTATGCATCATATGATATCACCAATTAAAATAACATATTTACTCTATATACGAAATCGCAAACTTAATGTCTGAACCCGCAACGAGCGCAAGCGCGAAGGATAAGATTATTGATATTGGCGAAGTTGAGGCGGCGATTGAAGCCAATGTTCAAAAATCGCTTGATAGTTTTGACGCGTGGAAAGTAGTTGAAAAACTTCGCGCGCAAGAGAAAAATCCATGCACGCGCGAAAAACATAATTGCAATATGGATGGCGAAATTAAAAATATGTGTTTGGGATGTATTATGTACCGCAATATTGTTCTCAATCGTTCTACCGTGCCAGTTGGTGGGCGTTCAGATATTTGCGATTATTTTGCAACCAACATTGTTGCTCCATTGATTCTCGCGTTCGCAAAAGAATCAAACTGGCTTTCTCCAATGTCCGAACTATCGGGGCGTTGGTTTATCAAATACCCAATTACGTATGCATCTCGACCAACATCATCACTTGTGCCAGATGTACAAGTTATGGTACGACGCAATAAAATTAGGATTTATGAAGCGGAAGATCTTTTAAAACAATTTAGTGTAACTGGCGAAAATGTTGAAAAATTATTTGACCATATCAATAACCCTTGGACAACAAATGCAGGTGGTAAAATTTATATTCTTGATGAATTTCTTGATACACTGGGACCTATCCACACGATTGCACAAAAAATGTGTCAGTTAGGATTGGAGAGTATTTCATTTGCGGATTTGATTAACGGCGCGAAATTATTTATTGAAAGTCAGTAAATACAATTTAGTTGCGCAAATTATATTTTTTAATTAAAATTGAATAATATTATTGTAATATATTCTACAGAAAACAAATGGACGCGAATAGCGATAAAACTGCATCTGATGAGAGTGGTGGGCAAAAAAATATTTGCGAAGCAACGCCCACAAAACCCAGATCGCGATACGTAATGCGTAAAGAATTTAAAGACGAAAAGTGGCGAGCCTGCAATAACATTTTTGACAGGCATTTACCAAGTGTCCGTATCGCGTACAACACTATGATGAGTAAAATGCGCAATGGTGGATGGTGTGTTGATGAGATTCAAATACTCGCGAGTATGCTTTCTGCTGATGAGCTGATAATATTGTACGAATCAGCAATTCTGCACACTGCATACACGCGCCAACAGCCAACGCCAATGGGTGGATATTGTATTCATGTCGCAGCGCCATTGACCTCGGCAGCTCCGCAATACAATTGGCGATGATTTAAAATCGCGCGATCGTGCGCGATTCAGTTTCTTTTTTATGATAATTTGCAAAATTATACGGCGAGTAATATATTTTTGTTGATACGCGCATTTTGTAAAAAAATGATTGCGATCGTTGTTATGATTATTGTGACAATTATTGTTCTCTTAGTAGTAATTGGTTTGACAGCAACGATAACAGTTTTCGTAACAAAAAAAGAAGATATTGAAAATGTCGCAAATATTTCAAAAAAGTATCCCCAACAATTATATAAAGATTAAATAGTATGATTGCGCTGCAACTTCTTGCTGGTATCATTGCAGGTACTGTTATCGTATTGGTAATTCTTATTCTCATTACCATTATTGTTGTTAAAACTCGCCAAAATTCTTTCTCGGTTCCGCGTACGGCGACGCGATTTTTGCGAAATAGAATAAGTTTTGTTCCGCGTAGATAAAAAAATACACATTTTGAGCACTCGCTCAATATTATTCATTCTGCGTTTATTCGGTAATCATATTGATCACTGCGAACAACAATTTCGCGATATGCGAGCAAACTTTGCGTTTCTTTATGGCCAATGACGGATGTATTGATTTGTTCGCTGTAACCTCGTTGAATTATCCAATGCAAAATAACTGCTGTCGTCAATTGTGATTCATCCGTGCGATGATACCAATCAAAATATTTTTTTGCATTTAGGCCAGTATCTTTCATTATGCTTTTGCGTTTATTTACTCCGATGTGATAATCAATAATGCGAATTAACTCATCTTGAATATCGTGTATATTGCGAGCTGGTGGAATTATGTTTAATTTTTTGCATGATGGTGATGGCGATAACGTTTTTGTTACAATTTGTAAATTCTGTGATGGCACTGGTTCAGATACGGGCGCGGGTTTTGATTTTTGCGGATGCGGTTTATCTACCAAAGGAGTTGCTATATACGGAATAACTGTTTTTGTTGCAGCAATTATTTTTAATTGTATCATAAACTCATCAACGCTGGAGTTGCCATAATTTATAATGCAAGGATAGATAGTTTTAATGGATGATATCCCCATTGTCTCAATCACAATACGCATCATACATAGTAACACGCAACGTATATCGGTGCATGACAATGTGCGAATGAATATCACATTTCCGAATTTAAGCAAGAAATCAAAGATGGTGGTTTCCCTTTGCATAATGATAACAAAAATTGATGATTGATGTGGCTGAATGCATTTTAATAATTTTACCGGAAATCGCGAATCAATCAAATAAAGTTGTGTTGATCCATCAACGGCGATGGTATTTGCGATACTGCATGATGATGAGTTGAAAATATATTTGGTTGTTGATGGTGGTTCATCGCTATTAATTAGGTTGTCGACAAGTTTCATAAGTTCTTGATCGTCCATTTCGCGTGTGTATATATCTAAAAAAACACACTTTCATTTTTAGTACATCGAAGGAAAATTCGGGCATGTGTTGGAAATATCTGTATATGATGATACATATATAATATCTGTAGCAACATCACTTGGATGTATTATCGATTGTATTGCGTAATCATCATCTTGCATGGTTTTATTTCTACAATACACATACGGTACGCCAAATGTTGCACATATAAGTTGTAACATATAATCTTCTGTAATAACTGTTACCGGATGATTCATAGGGTAAAATTTACCGTCAAACGCGAGTCCTAAATCACCCCAGTGTTTTGAACTTAACTCAGCATATACGCGAAGTGTATCGTAAGAATATATTTTTGTGAGTTCGCATGGACTGATGGGCTGACTATTACATAAATTAACCCAATTAGTTATAATAGAATTATTGATTTTACGCGCAGAGTTATACGCGCGAGTAATTGTTCTATCCCGGTCAAATATGAAGGTAAAGGTACAGATTGTATATTCGGTATTATTTTCTGTGTATATCTCTGTATCTGTACCACGATAAGCTAATATGCAATTCATAAGTAGTTTTTCTCCAAAATTGACACTAATATCAATTTGTCCAACAAGTGCCATATCATACGTATTGACATCGACGTCATCTTCTTCACCGTGCTCAATATGTTCAGCACACGTAGCAATAGTTGCAACCCTATACACTGAATCATCATCATTAATTTGTGCGCGAAAATTAAATATGTTTAATAAATCAATCTCTGCTTTTTTTAAGTTTTCACTCGAGTTTCGGCTCGGAATATTAGGTATAATATTTTCAACCACTTGACCATATGCGCAATTTGTATCTAATGATCCCTGATCGTATAAAATGGATGGTGTTAAAAGTGGCTTTAGATTGCAATATTTGCAGATTATCCGTTTATTATCTCTCATGCGTTGGCAATTATCATTAATTACATGATCTGTGATGCGTACATTTTCGGTCTTAATATTTCTAAGAAATGCAGCAATTGCAACTGAAACTAATTGATTATTGAATGGTTTCAACATTTCCCATACAACGTGTGTGATTTTTTGCTCAATGCTAATCGCGGTTTCATACTGGGATATCCCGCTCACATTCACTATCCAATTAGTATAAAGCGCTAGAGTTGCTTTAATCTTATCTTCCGTAATCATGGCATGTCTCTCGTTTGTATCATACGCGTCATGTAGTATATCAAGTATTTGAATACAAATGTATTCTAATGAGCGTCGTTCGGATAAATAAATAACGTTACGCCATCTTGCAGGCGTAAAAGTTTTAAATGGGTTAAGCCACTTGTACATTTATGAACTTATATATTTTACATTTATTTTTATCGTGTTAATATATTTTAAATGCATCCTGTAGCTATCGTTTTTCTCGTTTTATTATTTATATATATTGGTCTTGCGGTTTTTGCAAGGTTTTGGTATCGCAGTGATGGGTATAGTCCAATAAGATTTACGGACAAATCGCGTATTAGACGAATGTAATGAAACTCATCATATTTTTTTTGCAAAATTCGCCTATAAATATAAAGTTTCCATATGGAAATTCCATCAAGGAGATGTTATTCTTTATTTGATTGCCAAGAAGCGGGACACTTACCCGGTTCGCAAAAGATGTGTGCGGGTTGCATAGGTAATTTCAATTCACTTGCGCGTGGAAATGAATATTTACCCACTGCCCGCACAAAGAGTAATATAATTAACAAAATATTTGCCATGGATAGCGAGTGTTGCCAATACATTAACCACTCAAAAATTGCAACATTCTTGCGGGATCGCAAACATAAACGCCAACAAAGTAATGACAAAAAAGGAGTTGCGATATATGATGAATTATTAGCGAATTGCAGTAATATTGATATAATGCTTCTTGATTGTGCATTAGTTAGTGCGGAAATTATTGATTATCTATCACATCAAGATTTATATATCATCGCGCAGCATTATGGTATATGCGATGTTGAAACATCAATAAATGATTTAAAACTAATGGTGGCGCGTGGGCAATTAATAACATTTCGCGAAATATCGCACGCGGGTATTGCGTGGCATATTCTTGAGGAAAGAAGTGGTATGCCGGCTGTGGAAATTTATAATAAAATGGTTTGCGGTATGAATGAATTGAAAAAAAGATTAACAACGCTATAGCGTATGTATGTTATATATAATTATGAATATGAATATAAAAGTATTCGCAAATAATATCGATGAGTATTAAATCAATAACTATTTATGACGAGTGTGACACTGAACATATTCTCGATGGATTTAATACGGAAATAACTACCGTGCCAAATATGTTCGCGCGGCAGTTATTGTTGGAGCAAATTGGCAATACAATTGAAAATGTTTTTGGAAAATGTGACAATGATTGCGCGATTTTTGAGCCGGTATTTCCGTTTTTGGATGAAATTAACGTTGTTTATATCGTTCTTCATTTTCCAGTTATAAATACAATCATTGCTCGCGTTGAAATGAATTGCATACTTTCCGTTGCATCATTATATCTCGCGCATGCAACAACATTAAAAATTGTATCATCAATCGCGCAATGCGAAGCCAACTTGTTCACACACGATAATATTTTAATACATAATCACGCAAATCGCAATATTATATGTTATGATTTGGATGAAATATATTACACGGGAAATCATACCATAAAAATGGATAATGAACATCGCATTATGTTTTTGCTTGAATGCGCGCGGATGTGCAATTCTAATTAAATTGAATATATAATAATATAATATTATCGCGATGGTGTCGGATCATTTAAGCTTTATTTGCATTGTTGGACGCGCGTATAGCGGTAAAGATACTGCTGCAGATTATATAGTTGCGCAGTACAATAAACACAGGGAACGTTACGCAATAAAAATCGCGCTCGCCGATTTATTAAAAACAGTTTGTCGCGAGTTGATAAAAATGTTTTACGGAATTAATATTCCAGTTGCGGAATTTTACGATCAAGAAGCGAAAGATCGCATACGTTATGATATGCCTAATTTTTGTGGAAAACCTTTTACATTGCGTGCGGTTTTGCAACAAGTTGGGACAGAAATATTTCGTAATTACTTATGGGAAACAATTTGGTGCGAATATGTTGAAAAATTATTTGTCGCGCGAAGTAATTATAAAATTATTGTAATAAGTGATATTAGACGCCAAGATGAATTGGATTACTTTGCGAAATTTGAGCACGTCACATCAATTTGCATAAAACGCGATAAAGCGTATATTGCCACGTCACACGATAGTGAAGCAAACATTGAACAAATAAAAGTTAAACACGAAGTCGCAAACATTGGAACTATTCCAGAATTATACGCGCAACTTGAGGAAATAATTCGCAAAGACGCAGATATTGAACACACGTTTATCGGATAAAATTGAAATTGTATTTTTTATTACATACCGATATCATGGCAAGTGTTCCAAATATTCAGAAACAACGCGAGCAACCTGAAACAGCTCGCGCGGGTTTTCCTTGGTCTGATGATGAAAATCGCAATTTGCGCGAAAAAATAAATACAACACCATTTCCATTATTAAATCAAGAGTGGTATGAAAAAGTCGCACAAGAACATCGTCGCACCCCACACGCAATATATTCGCATATCTTGTATTTAGCAGTTGATATGTTGGTTCCAGATGCGTCAAATCTTCGCGAAATTGCAGCTTGTATGAGAATACCAACTGAAGAATTGCAAAAAGCATATTATAAAAAACACACGCCAAAAAAAACGCGAACAACATTACGCAATAAGATGTTGGCACATTGCACACATCTTGAAAAAAATTTAGACAGTATGAAACAAGAAATTGCGGATTTGCGTGCGGTAATTGAAAAACTTGATTGTTGAGCGTAATTAAAAAATATATATTTTTTAATCACACGCTTGAGCATCTTGCGCGCTTGCGTGGAATTTGCGGTTCATCATTTTCAGTATCGCAATCACTGATGTCTGGTTTAATATAATATGGTAACAAATTGGGATGTTGTTTATAAATTTGCACGCGATCAGCAAATATTTTTGCGACAACAGCAATCGCTACTTTAATTTTTCCACATCGTTCGAAATTCGCACATGTGGTGCAAAGCAAAATTGCGATTTTGTTCCTATGATTAATAGAACTCGCGTAGCAAACACATGCTGCATTACGCTTGCAGCCCAATAGCGCACATTTTATCATTTTCTTTGGATGATGCGTGATTTCTCGCCATGCGTACAGCGCTATATCCGCATCATTGCGAGGTATTTGTATAACATTGAATATATAATCGCATCTAAGCATAAATGTGTCTATCACGCGTTCTTTCGTCATTTGCGAGTATAATTGTAAACGCAACCACGATGGTATATTGTATGTATTTGCTAATTCATTTTTTACAAATTACGACGCGCAAATCGCGAAAAAAAGAAATCATTTTGAAAAGTGAATGATAACGTACAAGTGATCGCGAATGAGCGTGAGATTTCTCAAAAACGCATCAGCGTCGTTTTTGAACTCAAGAAATCGCGCATATGCGCAATTTACAGCGTCAATTAAACGTTGTTGATTTACTGGATTGGATTCGTCTTCGCGCAATGTACGATAATTGCATTTTGAACACTCGTGGTATGTAATGTCGTTTGGTATTGGGCGGTATGCAGCGCCGGTTGCATCCCACATCATGGCAAATATTGCATATTCGCGCGTGTATCTTTGATGATCTCTGTCAAAAACAACAATCGTGTGTTCGATGTCATACAAAGACAATTCGTTTTTGTAAGTGCGAATCTGGATATTGAAACATTCCATACTGATATCGGCACGCATCTTCAGCAGCGGAAACGCTTGCAAAAGATTGCGTAAATGATGGGTATCCGCGTTGCGAAGAAAAATTAGAAACTCTTTATGAACGTTGTACAATACAAGCTTGTTCAAAAATTCATTGATATGTTCATCCATGACGCATTTGTGTAACTTACTACACATAAATTCATTTTTATTGAACTAACAAAAGAATTTACACCATTCGCTATTAGTATGTATTGCGTATCGTTCTATATAAGATTTACCATTTTTAAGGAATACACGCGCGCGACTATGCAACATATTATTATGAGTTAATAATATTGAATTTGTTTTATATGTATCGCCATCTAAATGCAATGGCATACATCGCAATAGACACACATAACATAATTGTTTATGTTCAGCGCATTCACATTGTGGTAAATCACGCATATTACAATTACATAAGATGCAATTCATTATATTGAGAAGATTGACAATTCAAAAAATATATCGCAACATTGTTAAAATTATTAACTTGTTTGCAATATTGGAACTAATAATTCTAACATCGCAAGTGATGTATTTTGTGATTTAACAATCGCGGTGAGTTTTGTTACGAGATTATGAGTGAATTTGTACAATGCGATATCCAATTTGTTAATCATAAATTCGGATATTTCGAACGGATCTAACTGTATTGCTAATAATATGCGCTGTATGCATTCAACACCGGGTTGCGCGCATGTAATAGAATAGTCTTTTGGTCCGCGTATTTGTCCATCACAATATCTCTCAATGAAATAACCAAGAAAATTATGATAATAGTGTTTAAGTAATTGCGGGCGATATTGCGGATATTCGCTGGTAATCGCGTCAATAAGTTTGTGATATTTTTTAATTTCTTGTGATAAGCGATCAACAAACACATAATCTCGCGCAATGTTTTTTAATGACGCGATTTGGCGGGCATGTTCGCGCATTTCATCCGGCGGCGGCGCCATTTCAACATCTTGCGAATATGTTTGCGCGATTGATGCTGCATCAGATTGCATTGTAAAAATGCGTTCTTGATAAATACATATGTTATATATGTAAAATTCAAATGTTAAAAAAACATGATAACTCTATTTCAGCAATGCATCTTCTTCCTGAAGACGTAATGCAAGCTCTTCATCTTTCTTAAGCTGAGCTGCAAGTTTTTCTTCATCGGCAAAGCATTGCGCGATTTCGCGATCGCGTGATGTATCAATGTACTCGCGCAATATGTGATGGATGTCAGGTTTGGCTGATTGTGGGCAAATGGTTGCACTATTCTTTGCGAAAGCTGCTAACATTTTGAACATAAAGATATTTTCATGTACATGATTTTCGCCGAACTGATTGCGGAGTTCGCCCAGCTTTTTCATGATTGCGCCAGTTGTATGGTTATGTTCAAATATTTCGCGCAATAACGCATTGCAAACAAAATCCAAGGTCTCATCCATAAACTCAAAATTCTCCATTTGAGTATGTTATCGCCGTGTAGAATGTATTAACCTATTAATATTCATTTTTAATGATATACACGCGCGCGAAATGGCAAATAAACCAGGCATTAATTATTCAGAAATTCGCGCAAAACTCAAAACCTATGATATTATTGGTTTTCGCGGAAGTGATTTTGTTGCGGATGGCATAAGCAATATGGAAAAAAAATACGTTGGTGAAAACTATATTACGCACGTTGGTATGATTATTCGCGCATGCGATTTACCCGGCGAATCGCCGCAATACAGCGCGGATAAAATTTACATATTGGAATCAACAGCATCTGGCGCAGAGGATAATATTCTCGCGCAATTTGTAGGTACGGTTCCTTCTGTGATAGATAATAAAGGACATTTTGGAGTCCAGCTTCGCGACATGGATATTCTTATTTTGCAGTATGATATGCCCGAAAAATCGCGTTTGCTTTGGCTTCCATTGAAAGATAGCATACCGCGTCCGCAAGCAAACTCCGCAACGCTTCAAACAATATTAAACAAGTATATAGGTGTTTTTTATGATGGAAGTCCTATTAATTTAGTGGCTGCGATTAATCCAAAAGTGCGATGTCTGCGCGATAATTGTGTTTTCAAAACATTGCGCGATTTATGCTGCGGATGTATTTGTGGAACAAAACCGAGCGAATGGATGTTTTGTTCCGAATTGGTTGCGCAAATTTACGTAGATATTGGAATTTTTACAATTGATATTAATCCATCGGATGTATTGCCTGTTGATTTTCTTCCTCGCGATAGTTCAACAACAATGGATGCCGATGGTAAAGTGCCGCAAATATTTGATGAGCCTGTCAAATTTCATAAAAATGCATAATATTATCACCACGCGCTGTCAAAATGCAAAAAAATACATTTTTTCACTAATAAGTGCTCAACTTGTCAAAAATATCACTATCGCAAGGAGCTGGGCGAACTTGATGAACTTCCTCCCAAATATCGCGCAAATAGAGTACAACATTTGCGAAATCGTGTGGTTGTTGGTGCGGATTTACACGCCATTTTTTCATGATGGAAGAAACTGCGCAGAAGTCGGCGTTTATCATATAATTCACAACATGTACAGAATCAGCATGCGTAATGTTGTAATGTTGGCACACAGATACAACGTTTTCAGTCGCGCTCATTTTGCTTTAATTGCGTGTGCGTTTTGTAATATTTAAAAACATGATATTCATTTTTTTAATTTGATGATACATCGCAACTTTGATTATCGGGCGTGCTTCTACGATAAATTCTTTCAAAAAGAGTATGATTTCCATTACGCAATCCATTTACGCGATCCGATATATATTTGCGCAACGCCAATAACACTGGAACATCATTTTCATTTGCGTAAGAAGGCGGGCATGATACAGAACGTTGTAAATTTGGCGATGTATTCATTGTTGCTGATATTTGTGAATGTGTGATAAAAATTTGAATTTCAATTTTATATGGTATATTTAACCAACATGTCTTGCACTGCTTGCAAAAACACAATTGATAATTTATGTTATGTTCTTCCATGCGGACATCGATATCATACTGCGTGTCTTGCGCGCAAAACCAACAATCAATTGAGCGCGTCACCGTGTGACAAATGTCATTTGCTCTACACACAACAAACTATCATTGTTGAAAATTCGCACATTCAAATCGCATTGGCGAGTATTTGTGATATGTATTTGACAATAGTCGCGTATTGTGTTATGATGTCGTGATTTGTTTTTTTATTGTATCTCCATTTCGCGCGTTCAATAAATAAAACACGCTGCGAATGCGTAAATGCGATTGTCAAAAGGTCTTATATAAGTATATTCTTTGCGATAAATGAGTCGCTCTGTTTGGCTCGTAAGCGGCAATATAGTATCTATTGTTTTGTGAATATCGCAGCATAATTTTTGCATTATCTGTTCCGTGTCAATGAATTCATACATTTTGTGAAGACGATCACATATGCGTGTCATTTCGCTGTTGATACTTTTTTCTGCTGTGTCATCTGTAGACATATCAACATGAAAAACATCACACAATCCCGTTATGAGTGGATACAAACTTTCATCTTCCATTCTATAAATTAGTTGGTCATCATTCATTGCATAAGTTATATATTTGATAACACTATTTCAACTTTATAACGCCAAATATGAAAGCCACGATAGTATAAAAATGAATATTTCGCGTACAAGATACAACCAACACAATGGATTTTGAGAAAATTAAAGAACAACTGGCAGCGTGTGGTCGCGTTGGTGATGAAATGGATAACAGTCGTCTATTTATTGAATTTGATAACGTTTATTCGCAAGACGGACGAAGATTTCTTAATTTGCAAACAATTGTTGTTCCATCGCGCGATCGCCAGAAAGGATTTGCAACAAAGATTGTAGAAATGGGCGAGGAAATTGCGCGAGATCACAAATATTGCGGAATTGTTGTTGGTCCGTTTGTGGAAAATGATAGCAAATATATTGCACGCATTTGTCGGCATCGACAATATCACAAATGTGTTCCGTTTTGCATGATAAAGCAATTTGATGAAACATTACCACAAATTACCACAATATTTGATACACCACAAATGTGTCTGCATATTTGCGGAACTTTTGTTTGTAAAAATATAAAAATTTTATGAGTGTTTGCCGGATATATATTTTTTTGATTACGCGCAATGATGAAAAGTAAAAAAATCATTTTCATATAAAAATGAATTTCATCATAATAATAGTATTATACACACTACATAAAACTATGGCGAAGCGCGACGCACTTCCTTCGGATATGAACACGGAGCCATCGCCTAAACGGTCAAAAACCACCGATGAATGCGCGACAAAAGTACATTTAACTCCATTATACTTTATCAGCGCGGCGTCTTGTTATGATACAAAACGTCCTGATGGCGGTTGGATGAAAACAGATGTGATTTTAAACGCAAAATACTGTGCCGCAACAATTGAGTATTTCATAAAGGAACTCATTCGCGATTCTTTTCGGCGCGCAAATAGGCTAAAACGTCCGTTTCTTCTCAACAATGATATTATTCTCGCGAGGTATGTCAAGGCCGATCTCGCAAATATTTTTGATTTTCAAAAGATGCAGTATTGTCTTGATAATTATAAAACCTGCGTGTTCAGCCACAAGTATCTCATAATGCAGTTCGTTCGCGAAAATGTTTCGCGAGAAAGTTGCTGCACGAGTATAAAAATGTCGCAAGTGATTTACTTTTGCGCATTGCTTGAAAGTCTCATCAGAGATTGCGCAACGTGTGATTGGAGTTATATTACGCCAGCCTCAAATTCAACACCATTTTCACGCATTGAAATAAAGAAGTTATCAGCGTTTGTTTATGAACAATTGCATCCGCAAACTATATAACTCGCAGCGAACAATAACATTTTTTTGCATTTTATAAAATGAATTATCGCAAATATCGTATATATTCAACGTAACTTAAATGCGCTATAGTTTATGCCGCTGATACATTAACATTACATAAAAATGAATTTATAGATAGTTATTACTACAAGATAAATGACCACGCAACCGCGTTTAACGGTTACGATTAATGAGGCAAAAGAAGAAATTATTTTCAACATTGAGCGCGGAATTGATTCATATTCGGGATCATATGATAAAACTGCCGCAAATACACATGATGGCGAAATTATCAACAGTGGAACATTTATGCGAGTTCTCAAAGCGGCTACAATCAAGCGACGCGATTATGTAATATCATTTTCACCCGACAATGGAAAGGCATTCATTGATATTGAACTTTCTGCAATTTGCGTTGATGAGGAACTTGTCGATAAATTGAGAATAATTTGCGCGCATGACGAGTATGACGAATCGCGCACAGAAGAACGCAAACTTCGCGTAAAATGTTGCGAATTGCGCGAAAGTATTGAATATTTGCGCGCGGAATTTGAGTTGGAACGTGCGATAAACATTTTTCAATCTAAATGGGGAACAATTCGCGCATGTGAAAGAGAACTCGTTATTGAACTGCTAAAACATCCGGAAATTTGTTTGCCTGCAGTTGGATGCGAATGGATACAACT